TCGACACTGCGTTTGAAATGTTTGCTGCTGATAATCGCTAGTTAAATTATTAGGAGGCCATCATGGCTAACACAGAATATGGTGATATTTCACCACGTACCGCAGCATTTGCTGCTAAAGAAATGCTTAAACGAGGCATTCCATACTTAGTATTAGAGAAGTTCGGTCAGGCACGTCCTTTGGCCAACAAGTCTTCAAAAGTACAGAAGTTCCGTCGCTATTCCAGCTTGGCATTAGCCACTACTGCATTGACTGAAGGCGTAACGCCAACAGCTAAGCAGCTAGCCGCTGTAGACGTTACTGCCACCCTACAACAGTACGGTGACTTAGTAACGATCAGTGACGTGATTATCGATACTCACGAAGATCCAGTATTGCGTGAAGCGTCTGAAGTATTGGGCGAGCAAGCTGCACAGACTATTGAGACTATTCGTTTCAACGTTTTGAAAGCGGGTACTAACGTAGTTTACTCAAACGGCTCTGCACGTACTGCTGTAAACACTGAGATGACTCTTGCTGACCAGCGTAAGGCAACTCGTACACTAAAGCGCCAGAACGGCCGTGCCATCACTTCAGTAGTGAAAAGCACTCCTTCTTACGGCACTGAAGCTGTAGCACCTTCGTATGTTGGTTTGATCCACCCTGATATGGACGCCATCGTTCGTGGCTTCGCTGGTTTCGTACCAGTTGAGAAGTACGGCACTATGACTCCACATGAAGGCGAGATTGGTAAGGTAGAGGACGTACGTTATATATGTTCCACGATCTTTGCTTCATTCGCTAACGGTGGCGCAACTAAGGGTGCAATGATCTCTGCTGCCGGCACATCTGCTGACGTTTACCCAACGTTGATCGTTGCGCGTGACGCTTACGGTATTGTTCCGCTTAAAGGCGGTGCTTCACTAAGTCCAGCAGTTGTTAACCCTAAGCCTTCCGATAGCGATCCATTGGCCCAACGTGGTCATGTTAGCTGGAAGTCTATGCAGACCGCAGTAATTCTAAACGACGCCTTTATGGTTCGTATTGAGTCTGCTGTAACTGACTAACCATTAGGTTAGTTTCCCCTGAAGGGCGCCCTAATCGGCGCCCTTTTTTATTGGAGTAAAGAAATGACTGATGTAGATACCGTTGAGGTTACTAAACAAAAGCCAGCCGCTAAGCGGAGCGCTACCAAACCCAGCCGTGTAAATGTGATCTTCCATAATCAGGAAGGCGACCTTGGTAAAACTGACATCTTTGTATCTGTGAATGGCTATGCCTACCAGATCAAACGTAATGAGCCAGTAGCCTTGCCGCCCGAAGTGATTGAAGTGATCGACAACGCGGTCGTAACACATATTGAGCGAGTTAATGGGGTCGATGAATCCCGTGACTTACAGCGTTTTACCTACTCATTGGCGGGTTAAGCTTTGAATTATCTGGCACTTTGCGACAAGCTGTTAAAAGAAACAGGACTAAGCGATCAGGGCGTGTCTTCTGTTGTTGGCCAAACGGGTCTCAACAGGAAAGCCGTTGATTGGATTAACCGTGCATGGACTGAAATCCAGAATCTTAATGACTGGAACTTCCTATGGCAAACCGGTTCTTTTAGCACTGTAAATGGCCAACAAAACTACGATCCAGTATCTAACCTGGCACTTTCGCCTGCGTTAAATAAATGGGTTCATAGTTCCGTACGCATCACGGAAAATGGATTGACAGGTTATTTAACCTACATCCCATGGTCCACATGGTCGCGTACCTCATTCACCAGCGCGAAGCCTGTTGGCTTCACGATCAGACCGGACGGAGCACTCTCTTTCAATACACTGCCAGACGCGGTGTACACGATCGACTTTGACTATTACCGGACACCACAACAGCTCACAGCAAACACAGATGAGTTGTTATTAGCAGAGCAGTATCACGATGCGGTTCTGTATAAAGCGATCCTTTATGTAGCCGCAGAGCAAGACGCTCCTGAGTTATATCAAGACGCACAATCACAGCTCAACATCAGGCTATCAGCCATGGGCGTGACTGCATTACCTAGTATCACTTTAGCTGAAAGACCGGTGGCGTAACGATGTCAGTTCAATCCCAAGCATGGCCTCTAGGCGGCGGTCTTGACCTTGTAAGTCCCGCACTTCAAATGAGTGCAGGCAAGGCGATCTTAGCCCAGAACTTTGAGTGTGCCATGAATGGTGGTTATCGCCGCATGGATGGCTACACGATCTTTGATGGCCGTACCTCTGGAACGTCGTTAGTCGTAGCTGGCAGCGGACCGATTCGGGGCGTTTGGGAATATAACAGTGTGGTATACGCCTTCCGCGATAACTCAGCAGGTACTGCATGCGTTATGCACAAATCAACCACCAGCGGATGGGTTGTCGTTTCGACAACAGCACTCGTTGCCGGTGGTAATTACGAGTTCGTAAACCACAACTTCTTAGGTCACTCAGGTAGCCAGAAGATGTACGGCTGCGATGGCAAGAACAAAGCCTTTCAGTTCGATGGTACGACATTCACACAACTCACTACAGGCATGACAACTGATATTCCATCACACGTTGGCGTTCATAAGAACCATTTGTTCTTAGCGTTTAGCGGTGGTTCGATCCAGCACAGTGGTACGGGTGATCCAACAAGTTGGACCTTGGTTACAGGTGCAGGTGAGATTGGTATCGGTTCCGAAGTGACTGGATTAAACAGCATGCAGGGTAACTCGTTAGCGATTACCGGCATCAATCAGATCTCCGTTTTATACGGCACGTCTAGTACAGACTGGGATTTAAAGTCGTTCTCTCCTGCCATTGGCGCAGTGGACAAGACTCACGCCCAGATGGACTCAGACCTTTATTACTTTAATGGCGACGACCTTAGTAGTCTGACCGCCACACAAGCATTTGGTGACTTTGAATCAGCCAGTATTTCTGCCCTGGTTAAGCCATACATCGATGCTCGTAAAGAAAACACCGTTGGCGCAACTGTTAACCGTGACAAGAACCAATACCGCCTGTTCTTCAGTGATAAGACTGTATTAGTTGGAACCATTATAAACCGACAGCTTGTTGGTTTTAGCACTTGGTTGTTAGAGCACACACCAAGCTATGTCACAGAGCATTACATGGGCTGCACCGATGGCAGTGTCATGCTTATGGATAGCGGTACGTCATTCAATGGTACAGCCATTCGATCGTACTTACGTCTTCCGTTTACTAACTTAAACAGTCCGCACAAGAAGAAGCGTTTTCGTAAAGCAACACTAGAGCTGGCAGCAGGCAGCCAGGCGACGTTGAACTACTTAGCTGACTACGATTACGGTACTGGCGGTTCATCATCCAGCGCAGCGACTACGGTTTATGGCGGTGGTGGTTTCTGGGACGTTGGATCTTGGGACAACTTTGTTTGGTCCAGCGCAGTCGTGGCATCAGCAGAAGCTTACTTAAATGGCAGTGGCCGGAACATCAGTTTATTGATTGTTCATTCAAGCGCTACTGATCCTTCCTTTACGTTGCAGGGCGTACAACTGAACTACAGCTTACGAGGCTTAAATAGATGAGTAATACTTTCACTAAACCATCAGATCTCATCGCAGGTACTACTGCCCGTGCAGAAGATATTAACAACCGTGTCGATGCTACAGAAACTGGCTTTGATAACGTTGAGGTTATTACTAACCGGACGATTAAACTCCCTGTAGGTACGGCTGGCGATCAGCTCATCTCTGAGTCCGCTGCAAACCGTGCTCTCAAAGAAGTTGGTTTTGATGCTAGTGGCAACTTAGTTCTTATTAGCGCAGCCTTTCAATGGAAAGGTGACTGGGCAACGTCAACAGCTTATATCAAGAACGATGTAGTCCGTGATAGTGGCACAAAGAACATATATACAGTTCAGTCGGATCATACGTCTGGCGTATTAGCGACTGACATTTCTGGTACTAAACTATCCTTGGCGATCAGTGTTGCTGAAGTAGAAGCAGCTAAAGTTGCAGCCGAGCTAGCCGAAACAAACGCTGAGACTGCTAGAGACCTCTCTCAAGACTGGGCCGAGAAAACATCAGGCGCAGTCACAGGGACCAGCTATTCCTCAAAGCATTGGGCAACCACTGGTACAGTAGCAACAGTATCCGCCGCCATTGCCAACGTGAACACCACAGCAACTAACATCGCTAACGTGAATAAAGTAGCGGTAATCGACGCTAACGTTACTAAAGTGGCAGTGATAGACGACGATGTTACTACTGTTGCGGGTATCGACGGTAACGTCACTACCGTTGCAGGTATTTCAGCTAATGTCACCACAGCAGCAGGCGTATCAGCCAACATCACAACAGCAGCAGGCATAGCAAGCAACATTACAACCGTTGCAGGTATATCATCAGATGTAACAGCAGTTGCCGGTAAGGCAGCGCAGGTCGCACTACTTGGCACGACAGACGCTATCGCTGACATGAACACGTTGGGTACAGCAGACGTTGTCTCTGATTTGAACACATTGGGTACAGCAGATGCTGTAACTGACATGAATACCCTGGCTGCAATTTCAGCGAATATAACTACAGCCGCAGGTGTTGCAGCTAATGTAACGACTGTAGCAGGCCTCGCAGCGGACGTTACGACTACCGCTGGTATTGCTGCTAACGTAACCGCAGTTGCAGGTAAAGCCGCGCAAGTAACATTGCTTGGTACATCTGACGCTGTATCGGATATGAATACTTTAGGTACGGCAGACGCCGTAGCTGATATGAACACTTTGGCCGCAATCGCAGCTAACGTCACCACCGCAGCCGGAATAGCTGCGAACATCACAACCACAGCAGGTATCGCAGCTAATGTGACCACTGTTGCCGGTAACACTGCCAACATTAACACCAACGCCACAAACATCGCAGCCATTCAGGGCGCAGATGCTAACGCTACCACGGCGACCACTCAAGCTGGAATCTCTACGACTAAAGCTGGTGAGTCATCTGCTAGCGCATTAGCCGCTTCTAACTCAGCAGCCTCAGCAGCAGCCTCTTTAGATAACTTTGATGACCGTTACTTAGGCGCTAAGTCTTCTGCCCCAACCGTTGATAACGATGGCAATGCCTTAGTTGAAGGTGCTATGTATTTCGACAGTTCAGCTAATGGTATGAAAGTATACGATGGTGCTGATTGGATAGCGGCAAGTGCAGCAGGCACAGCATCAATGCTGACCTACAAGTACACAGCTACCAGCGGTCAAACTACCTTCACAGGTGCAGACGCTAACTCACTTTCACTAACCTACACAGTGGCTAACATCATCGTAATGCTTAACGGTATTACCTTAGACGCTGCTGACTTCACAGCTACCTCTGGTACGTCTGTAGTCTTAGGCACAGGAGCTACTACGGGTGATGAGCTAGTTGTTGTAGCGTTCAAGTCATTCACTGTTGCAGACCACTATACACAGGCTCAGGCTGATGCGTTGTTGGCTGCTAAGGCTCCTTTGGCTAGTCCTACGTTCACAGGTAACTTCACCTCTACAGGCATTGATGATAATGCTACGAGTGAGACATTACAGATTGAAAACCATGTTCTGAAAATGAGGAACAGTTCAGGAGGTCAGTTCCAAGCCGCAAAAGCCACTAACTTTGGCTACTCGGCTTCGTATAAAGTATTACAGTTAGTTACTGGGGCAAGCAGTGAGTCAGTTTCATTAAACTATGATCCGAGTGCAAACGCTTCTGGCGCATTTCAGGGTAATGGTAGCGAAGTGCTTATTCAAAATGGCTCTTCATTCATGTCACCAAATGCCGCAAATAATGGGTATCACTCTTACCTTAACATGCTGAATGGCAACGTAACAGTCAACACTGGAAACCTAGTCATAGGCACATCAGGCAGAGGCATAGACTTCTCTGCTAATGCTAACGCAGGTGGTATGACTTCTGAGGTACTAGATGATTATGAAGAGGGTACTTGGCAACCTGCCACTAGTCTTGGCACAATCGATGCCGCAAATGCGAAGTACACTAAAGTAGGTAATAAAGTTACTGTTTGGTTTGTAGCGTCTTCTTTTAGTGAGCGTTCCAGTTCTAACTACGTTTCTATAACAGGCTTACCCTTTGTATCTAATGGGCATATGGGGCATGGAACGGTTGGGTCTGTAATGTATCAGAGCATTAGTACAGCAACACCAAATATTTATCTAAATGGTGGCGCTAGCTACCTAAATTTCTATGGTAATACCTCTGGTGGGTGGTCAATTATGTCATATAGCCATCTAAGTAACTCCAGCTCGTCTATCTATGGACATGCAATATATTACACAGACTCTTAAATACTGCTAGTGGACTCTAGCAACAGACCTTAATAAACACAGGAATAAACAACATGGCACTAACTAAAGAAACAATCGTAGACAAGATCGAAGTCTTAGAAAACGGCACAGTACAAGTACGTACAGCCACACGAATCTTAGAAGACGGTGTAGCACTATCCTCATCATTCCATCGTCATGTCTGCGCACCAGATCATGTATGTACCGATGAAGACCCAAAGGTCACAGCGATATGCTCAGTGATACACACACCAGAAGTTAAAGCAGCTTACCTAGCAGCACAGGCGGCTTCACTAGCAGCTATGGGAGAGTAAGCATGAGTAAGGCAAGAAACATAGCAGACCTACTAGAATCTGGTGGTGACGTAAAACTAGCAGCACTAGACAATGCTCCAGCGCCTACCAAGTCAACCATTGATGCTTTAGGTATAGCGGCTAGCTCTATTACAGGGGCTTTGCCTGCTATTAGTGGTGCAAGTTTAACTGGATTCACTGACTCACAGATGCCAGCAGGTAGTGTAATCCAAGTAGTGAGTGCGGCTAATGGTTCTGATTTTAACCATTCTGCAACATCAACTTTAAATGTTGTTCAGGCAAGTATTACACCAAGTAGTACCTCGTCAAAGATTCTAATACTTTATAACTTTAGCTCAATTTATTCTGCTGGTAATGGAGAAGGATATTGGTCAATATATAAGGATGGCTCGCGCATCTTTACTGTAGATGGTATCACTCCTTATACTGGTTCATCTCTAGGAAAGTCAATAGGTAGTATTTCAGGAACTAGGTTAGACTCACCTTCAACGACATCAGCAGTGGTTTATTCTATGCGACTGACCTCTAATGGTGTTGCGATACGTCTAGGAACAGAGGGTGGTGAGCAAGTCATAACACTAATGGAGATTAAAGGATGAACATAATTGACAAAGCATCGGCTCTTCAATCATTACGTCCAGCATCCCAATGGACATTACGCGATGATGTCCTAGAATGGCTAGACGCTATCCAAACCGAACCAACAGCCGTAGAGATTGCAGCAGAGATCACACGCTTAGAGAGAGCAGAGCCTCAACGCTTACTCAACATCGAATCACTGGCCTACCTAGCCTCAACCGATTGGTACGTCACACGCTTTACCGAATCAGGTGTAGCAGTGCCAGCCGATGTAACTACAGCCCGTACTGATGCACGATTAGCTGTAGTCTAATGCGTAAGCTTATCTGGCTAGTCTTGCTGCCTGTAATGGCTATGGCTGAACCTATCGTGACGGACTCTACGACTAAGTCTACAGTTCACACTACAGGCTCAGTAACTACTACACTCAAGTCACCACCGCCCTCTGCTATCTCACCTTCATTGTCTGGAGGTAACTCTGACTCTTGTACGGTCGGAGTCGCAGGGGCCGTACAGACACAGATCTTAGGTATCTCAGCAGGCACTACAACCCGCGATCTGAACTGTGAACGGTTGAAGAACGCTAAAACCTTGTACGACATGGGCATGAAAGTGGCCGCTGTATCAGTGCTTTGCCAAGACCTAAGAGTCTTTGATGCAATGATAATGGCGGGTACTCCCTGTCCTTATAACGGCATTATCGGCACTGACGCTAAGATTGCTTGGGAGAACGATGAAGGTGCAATACCTCAGCCAGAAGCAATGGAAGAGGATGGCACTAAAGAGTTCTTACTGAGTTTAGGTGGTGCTGTCTTAGGATTGTTACTGATCTTATGAAGAGGCTAGTTGTGGCTTTGTTAGCACTCATTGCTACCAACGCACACGGTGAATATCTTTACGGTATCAGCGGTAACATGGCCGCTACTGGCCATACTTGGGGGATGAACAACATCGGCCCTAGTAACCAAAGGGGTATGAGAATCAACGGAGTGTATTACCAATATACACCCGTTAAGAATACTGAAGACGACATGGTCGTTCATGTCAGGAACAAGCGAGTAGGTGGTGGTTACATCTTCTCAAGTACGGACGATTGGAGCGGCCTTCCAGGCGGCATACCCATTACCAAAGGATTCATCATTGATAACCTTCCCATTGAATTGTGGGGTGACGGATCGATCGATGTCGAGGGAAAAGGCTCAGTTACTAACGCTAATGTAGTTTATAGCTATAAGTATAATAACGACTGTATGACCCCGATGTCGGACCCATCCTGCCCTGGCTATGCTGATGCAGTGTTGGCAATGATGAGCAGCACCAAGATTGAAGCTTATGACCCAATGGGTGATGAGAACATCGCTAATGTAATGGATGAGAAAGCGGACCTAGAAGAAGAGTCTGAGCAAGAAGAAGACGAAGACAAGGACCGGTTAGAGAAGATTCTAAGCAGTGTGGACGACTCAGTTCTCTCTGCGAATGTCATGGCACAGAACCTGTTGATGTTCGCTATGACTAACAGCATCACAATGAATACCTATTACGATAAGAAGTTAGCGGGTGGCGACTACAAAGAGACAGTTGTCCTCGATGGCGGTCAGCTACCTGATAACAAGAAAGGCGCTAGAGCAGGTTTAGCCCAACAGTTACTACATACCAAGATGGTAAGTATGCAGTATGATCCAACGGAGTAACGCATGAAGAAGGTACTAATAGCGAGTCTAGCACTTGCATCTTGCTCACCAGCATACGCAGTAGACACCCCGATTACGGGTAATGTTCAAACGCGGTGTTTAATCACCACTGATACTAACGGTGTGTTTGGCAACCCTCTACCAAGCAAGCTAAGTACACTCGCAGCGGATGGCGGTGTTGTACCTGTTGTACGTTATGACGTAACTCTTGCAGATTCTTACTTAGCTAAGGTGACAACGCCTACTTCATTCAGCTCAAGCCCAGCCTTATCGGACTCTGTAACATGGACAGGATCAACAGCAGTGACTAAGACGACTGATGCCGGTATGTCTGCATACGAGACGAATAAGGTTCTTTATGGCTCGACTACCCAGTTCGATCTAACGATTGCTGGATCGACATGGTTCTCGTCTGAGGCTACAGCAGTCTATGGCGGTACTAAGTCGTTCCCAGGCGGTAGTTATACAGCCATTGTCTTCGCTGAGTGTATCGCTAAATAACATGAGAGCCTTTCTGCTATTGGTAATGCTTACGTTAAGCAATACCGTAATAGCGCATGAGATGACACCGACTTACCCAACGTTTAGTAAGTCGTTTATGGCAGGTATATCTGTCACCACATTGAATATCTTCAACAAGAGAAAAGATGTCTCCTACTATGAGATAGGGGTATTTGACGATGAGTGGGAGCCAATTCCATTTGTGTCAGAGTATACGATCATCCCGATGAAGTATTTGGATACTGTGTCTTTCGATGTTTACGTTAGTAATCTATCGCTTGGTTCTGTTGAGTTCATTTGTTCTGTCTCACAGATACAGGCTGGGGCTACCGTGTCATCAAAGATATGTTCGAGAATCAAATGAAGTGGCTAGTTGCAGGATATGCCCTTTTTCTGGGGCTACTGATGTTAAGCACCACTGTACTTGCGGGTAACTCGCTTGCGCTGCAACTACCTAGCAGTAGTGGTAGCTACCAGTCAGACAAGTTTAAGGCAGGGGATTTGGATTGTTCCAACGCTATTGGCGGAACGATCAACCTAGAGTTTGGTGTGACAGGCATTATTAACAACGCCACCAGCTTATGGGACTCTGCTAATGAGACCCCTAAGTCTAAAGACATAGGTGTGTTTGCTCGGATCATCATGCCGCTGAACGCGCCTGAAGAACGGATCAACTGCAATACGCTATATCTATTAGAGTTGCACAAGAAGCGTCTTGAGATCATGAAGTTAGAGACTGAACTAAACGCTCTTAGACGGCTACAGTTGGGCGAATGACATGGCAGAAATAGAATACGGTGGCATTAAGTTAGGCGGCAGTAAGCTGCTTCTTATAGTGCCACTTATCGGTACTGTAATGGGTGGCCTTTGGGGTGGCTTTGAAGTCTACCAACGCTACCTAGATATGGAAGCTAGGATCAGTGAGTTTGTCTCACCGGATCTATCTGACTACGACAAGCGCATAGCAATCATGGAAAACAAGTTTGCTGTTATAGACCGTGGCATTTCCTTAGTAAAGGATGAGATCACTTCTATTAAAGAGTCATCTGAGAAGCAGTACATTACCATTAAGGATTTAAAGCAGTCTGTACGTGACGACATCGACCGTCAAGAGAAGATTATAGATAAGGTTGAAGATGACATCTCAGGTATTGAGAGCGATGTTAGAGCCACCATAGATACCGCTGAAGGTCGCTTTGAAAGCAAACGCGATCAACTACAGAAGGACTATGTGCAGAAGTCTGACACGATCCGAGAAGATGTAGAACGTAAGATTACCGACCTTGAGACAAGGTTGAATAAGAAGTTACAACGCGCATTAGATAACCCATTAGCTAACTAGGAATCAAAACCATGACGGACAGGCCATTAACTGAGAAAGAGAAGGATGAGATTGCAGAGCTTGCAGCAAACAAAGCTTACGATCGATTCTATCAGGCTGTAGGTAAGTCAGTGACCAAGAAGGTTCTTTGGATACTCGGCGCAGTAGGCGCAGTGGTATGGATGTACATCAATGGAGACGTGCCAAAATGAGCTTTAAATTAGGCGCTAACAGTTTAAACAACAGAGCAGGAGTCGACCCTCGGCTCATCGAGATCAGTGACCTTGCGATTAGTATATCCAATATTGACTTCGGTATTCCTAACTCTGGCGGCTTGCGCTCCACTGAAGATCAAGCCGCATTGTTCACAGCAAATGTCTCTAAAGCAGATGGCCGAACAAACAAATCATACCACCAGTCAGGCAAGGCACTTGACCTGTACGCTTACGTTGACGGCAAAGCCAGTTGGGACAAACTCCATCTTGCCATGCTCGCTACAGCAATGCTTCAAGCTTCTGCCCAACTAGGGTACAAGCTGAAGTGGGGTGGCCTTTGGAAATCGTGGCAGGATATGCCGCACTTTGAGCTGGAGGATTAGTATGTGGGGATCAATCATAGGTGCAGTCACTAACCAAGTAGGTGGTTACTTAAAAGGCAAGCAAGAGCTGTCAAAGGTTAAGTTGGAAGCTGAGAAGATTGTCATCAAGGCTAAAGCTGAGACTGAGATGGCTGTTGCCAAGTCTAAAGCGAAGATGGCTGAGTCTGGCCAGTCGCAATTACATAGCCTAGATATGATCGCCATGAACAACATGGAGAAGAGCTATAAGGATGAAGTCATTCTTGCAGTGTTTCTAGCTCCAATGGTCTTAGCCTTTATACCTGGCTTCGCCCAATACGCACTACGAGGCTTTGAAGTAATCCAGCAAATGCCAGAATGGTATCAATACATCATCATTGGAATGGTTGTCGTGATCTACGGTATGCGTGGCATGCTCGATAAGCTTCTTAGCAGTAAATTACCCAGTTTAAAGTAACTCAATTTAACAACCCACCTTTATACATACTTGGCCATAGGGTCGATATGAGTGTGGGCCATCACAAACTTGCTCAGCATTAGCAATAAATAGGAGTGCCATCATGGCCCTTGGTTTTCAAAATCCCGATAAGAACGCGCCGTTACCACAGGTAAACGCACCGGCACTGCAAGGTCCGAACGTGCGTAACGTGTCGTCAAACGAAACCGTAGCGGGTCAGATGGATAAAATACTATCCTCCAACTCACCGCTACTTCAACGTGCTAAAACTCGTGCTGCGCAAGCCGCGAACAGTCGAGGGCTTCTTAATAGCTCAATGGGCGTTCAAGCTGGTGAAGAGGCAGTGCTAACAACAGCCATGCCGATGGCCCAGCAAGACGCATCAACATTTGCTAACCAAGGTTTGGTTAACCAAGGCGCACAGAACCAGTTTAAATCCGCTGCGAACAAGTACGGTACTGATAGTGCATTGAACCAGCAGCAGTTCGGTCAGAACTTCCAGTTGGCAGACCAGAAGTTTGGTCAGCAGACCGGCACTGGCCAGTACGCAGGTAATGGTTTGATCGGTACAAACTTACAAAGCCAACTTGCTTTACAACAAGGCCAACAAGGCTTCGCTGCAAGTGAGTCAGCATTAGGTCGTGAGCAACAAAGTGGTGTGCTTGAAAGCCAACAAGGTTTCGCAGCAGGTGAGTCCGCATTAGGTCGAGAGCAGCAGAAAGGATTGCTTGATAGCCAGCAAGGTTTCGCAGCAGGTGAGTCCGCACTAGGACGTGAACAACAGACTGGATTGCAGGAAGGCCAACAAGGCTTCGCTGCGAGTGAGTCCGCGTTAGGTCGTCAGCAGCAGCTAACCGCTATGCGTGAAGATCATAAGAACGCAATGTCTAAAGCTCAGACCGCACAAGAATATGGTCAAGCTAACATGACGATGCAAAACGCCTTACAAAAGCAACTCGTCAGCTTAGGTCATACCAATGACATAGCAATGAAGACGATGGATGGTGATTTGGCTATGGGTAAGATCAGCGCTGAAGTTTATGCGAACACTCAAGGTGCATACCTTCAGTCGGTCAGTGAGCTAGTGCGTCAAACGCAGATCACTGTAGGCGAGATCCAGATGAAAGAAGGCATTAGCGCTGGTGATAAATCCAAGATGATGGCTGACCAAGCTAAGCTACTGACTGCCCATTTGGCAGCTCAGAAGACGATGTATTCTGGCGCAGCGACTTGGCAGCAAGATTGGGCAGATATGCCTTCTGATAACGTATAAGAAAGGAGTGACATTATGAGCTGGAGTGATTTTTGGGACACCGCAACTGACGCGGTAGGCGCGGCCTTCGATTGGCTAAACGGTAATGAAGCTGCATCTGATTTTATCAGTGGCGCAGCTTTGGCAATGCTTCAGGCAAAAGCCGCAGAGGACCAGCGGACTTCGGACCGCGAGTTGGTTGAACTGCGAGAGCGACGTGAAGACGATCGTAAACAGGTGAACTATGCGGGTGTTGATAACTACACTGGCGCTCTCACTTCCTCTGGCGGCGTATTAACCAACGGACTGCTTTCGCAGGCTGGGTAGGAGAAGGGTATGGGACTTACATTCGCAACACCCAACGGGGGCAATAGCGCCAAGACGGGGCATAAGAACACGAACAACAATGCAGCGGCTAACCAGAAAACCAAGAATTATAGTGGCAGTGCTGGCCAGGCTAACGAAGATCAGAAGCGTAAAGCGTCGGCTGGCAAGCGAGCTGAAGCCCAGGCAGTTAAGGATCGTGTAGAAGCTGCGGCGAAAGCTAAGCGGATTAGTGACGCTGGTAAAGCTAACGAAGATCAGAAGCGTAAAGCGGCTGCGGATGCACGAGCTAAAGCACAGGCAGTTAAGGATCGTGTAGAAGCTGCGGCGAAAGCTAAGCGGATTAGTGACGCTGGTAAAGCTAACGAAGAGCAGAAACGTAAAGCGTCTGAAACTGTAAGGGCTAAAGCACAGGCTGATAAAGTAACGGCTGAAAAAGCATTGGCTGAAAAAGAGGCCAAGCGTAAGGCTGTAGCGGACGAGAATGCTGCTATTGAAGCAGAGTCTAAGCGCTTGCTTGCTGAAAGTGCAGTATTAACAGCCGCAGTAGAAGCTAAGAAAGTAGCAGATGCTGCCGCCAAAACACAGCGAGACGCAGATCGATCTGTAGTGGTGCAAGAAAAGCGAGATGGTCTACTGAGCGGAGCCACAGTCACACCAACTGACGAGCTTGCAGTCGCACCACTGGCAGAAACGCCGGTAGAAACGCCGGTAGAAACGTCGGTAGAAACGCCGGTGGAAACTAAATCAACCAGCCAGGGTTTGATTGACTCGTTCATCCCAGACTTTATATCTGAATCATTGAAGGGTAAAGGCAACTACACCCCTGAGTGGGTTGAGAAGAACAAAGCGGCCGGTGCTAAACACTTGGAAAACCTCTACGCCTCTGGAGAACTTCAGTTCCCTCGGTCCAACTTTACAGATGCCAGTGGCAACGCCATTGGTGGAGTATCCAACAGTCAAGAAAACGTGGCCATGCAAAGGATGGCAGCGAAGGGCGTCGCAAACCCACTAGCCACACTTTCCAAAGAAGTGAGCGATGGGTCTGGTATAGACACCTCGTTCTCTGGCGCATTCAGACAGGCGATAGACGGTGCTGATGGACATGAGTATTCAGGCGGTAGTGGTCTATTGAAGTACGCTAACGACCAAGCGGCTAACGAGTTTGTTGGTGAAGGGATTAGTGAAGGTACTGTAGACAAAGGCTTGGCGGATGCTGTCGCTGCTGATGCGGATAGCGCAGCGGAGACAACACAGGAGATGGTCAACGGTGTACCGGTTGACGATCTAAGCTCTGTTGCTATCGATATGGAGAAGTTCTCAGGCAACTTGGGCTTTAAAACCATGGGCGAAGCTCAGAAGTATTGGGACTCCATGACGCCTGAAGCTCAAGCAATATTCAACAGTAAGGAGCATCCAAAAGCCTCTGACAAAATACTCACCGGAGTGTTCGGCCTTATGATCCCAGGTTTCGGTCTGCTTAATAAGTTTATGTATAACGATGACATGACGTTGCAGGAGAAGCTGGAGTTCTCCAAGAAGACTGCGATCGGTGTGGCAAGGAACAAACAACAGATGAAAGATGGCACTAACCAGAATGCGGGTGGCGGTGGTGGTTCTTCTACACCTACAGCACCAGCAGTCAGCACTGAGCCAGAGAGTACCTACTCGAACTTAGATTCGTATTTATCCAAATTCAACAACTATACTTTTTAGGAGAAGCCCATGGCTTTAGATAACGTACAACCAGAGCAGGGTGTTGTTCAAGCAGAGCAACAAGCGCCAGTCGATAGCCCAGAGCAACAAGCTCCAGCCGGTAACGAAGACACGGCTGAGACCTATAAGGTAATCTCTGGCCAGATGTTGAACCTTCTATACGACTCATCCGACTCGATCATTGAAACGATCCGTGCCGGTGGACAGACTGAGTCGGCAACGGTTCTAGCTCGAATCATGGTGATGTCGATTAACAGCTTGAAGATGGCGGGTAAGCGCGTTGAGCCTGGCATGATGTTGATGTCGATGGTTGAACTATCTAAAGCCCTTGGTGAGCTTGCGATTAAAGAAGGCGTTATGGACGACGATCCGCGAATGATCGAAGAGTCATTCTTCGCAGCGATTGCCAGAGCAGACGAAGAGCTTCAAGAAGAAGCGCTTAGCAATGAGGACCGTGCATCATACGCTGCGCTTATGAACTCATTAAGAGGTCTTCAGCAGGCCAAAGAGAATGGCGGTACAGAACAACCACAGGCTGAAGCACAACCGCAGCCTACCGAACAACCACAGCCGGAGGCAATAGCATGAGCTTTGCAGGAATATTAGGTGCAGGATTATTAGGTGGAGCGGCCAGTGCTGCCAAAGGCGCAGGCGACCGTATTCGTGAAGAAGCTAAACAGAAACGTGAGACTGCGCTACAGGCACAAGTTAGGCAGGACGCTTTTGACGTTGCTGAGCAAGAACAAAAGTATGCGGTAAAGAACGCTGAAACTAAGTTCTCTACCGACAAAGCGCTACTAACGCATACAGGCGATGACCTCACTGGTCAAAAGGATCTGTTGAAGTTCCAAGCGGGAATTGCTTCTACTCAAGCAACCCTCCTTGCGTCACTACAACAAGATACCACGGCATTTTCACAAGCAGGCGCTGCGAGTATAAAAGAGTCTGAGATGAGATTGGATGCTCTACTTAAAATAAAAGACAACCAAGATCTCGCAGCGATACAGGCTGAAGAGACTAACCTGAAAGCTTTAATCGCCAAAGAAACAGCGGCAACGAAAGTTGAAACCGACGCAGCGGCAGTAGGTCAAAAGGTTATAACAGACGCAGTCGTTGTGGATCAAGCGCAGACCAATGCTCTTGAGCTACAAGCCGCCGGTGGTTTGATAAAAACTGAACAGCAAAAGTTGGGTTACGCAGAGCGCTTGAAGCAGATAGAGCTTACCAAAGTTGGTGAGATTAAAGACTTCTACGACGAAACCACTGGAATGACTCAACCGCATGAGCGGATGGCCGATAACTCTTGGGAACCAAGAGGTGGAACAAAGGCTCCAGACGCATCGACGTCGAAAGGGTTAACGCTTCAGAACGGCTATAACGATAAAGGTGAAGAAGTTAAAGGCTACATGAGCGGCACTACCTTTGTACAAGTTGGCGCTGCCAAAGCTGTCAAGGCGACTACTGAGAAAGAAGCCAGAGACTACCTAACTAAGCAAGCTAAGTTCCTTATAACAGGCGCTTCAAACTCGTTTATGGCAACGCCTCTAAGTGACGAAGACGCTTCATTAGTAGCTTCGTGGGTAGATGAAGGCATGACCTCTTGGAGCGCAAGTGGCTCGCCGCAGAACCTATCATCCATAGTTAAGAACGTAATGTTTAAACCTTGGAAGCTAAAGGACTCTGACATAACATCTGCTGATATGGATACGGCTGAAGACGAATCAGATGGGACCAAAGTTGGAACAATGAAAGTTGCAAGGGAGATAGCGACTAGGCGCCAGCCTGACTTTATAAAGGCACAAGCTAAGTACGATGCGTTTGTGGCGGCGGGTACTGATCCAGCGCCAGTTCTTAAAATGATGATAAAGATGGGTTATGACCCTGATCTTCTTACAAAGTAACAAGCCCACCAAAGTAAGCCCGACCAAGTGTCGGGCTTTTTCGTTTCTGGCCCCTAATAAAAGGCATCAGCATGACTTATAGCCCCTTCGACGCTCTTGATCCATACAGCGATGAGTACAACACCAACGACAGCTTTGGTTCTAGCAACGATACGAACACTCCTAAGAAAAGCTTTGATAGGAACGACCCGTTCGCGCACCTTGATCCTTCGCTAGGAAAACCCGTTAATGAAACAGTAACTCAGCCAGAAGCAGTGGCGCCTGTCGAACTAGAGAACGATAGCCCTAACTCAGCCGTAACGGACTTTATACTTCGAGATGAAGACTCTTTCGCTGGTCGGGTAAACCGAGGAATTGCGGAGCGAGCATCCACCCTTGGTGGCGGCCTTGTTCGTTTTGTTGGGCAGTCAGCCGATGAGCTAGGTGATTGGCTGGAAGAGAAAGTACCTCTAGGCGTGGTTGACATTGGCACTGATGGCATCTCTTGGCGCCCATCAACTAAAGAAGATATTGCACAGCCATCTTTTCTGCTTCCGTTAGCCAGAGATCTGGAAAGCGCAGACTTCGGGTATAAAGAAGGCACTACTTGGGAAGAGGTAAAGAACGAGCCATTAGCTAACATACTCCCGTGGGCATTAGAAACAGGGTTAGTATCTGCCCCTGATATGGCTGCGGCAATAGTTGCATTGCCAGCGTATATCGCTGCTAGAACGGGCGAGATTGGACAAAACCGAGCAGAGAACAAAGGTGAGAAAGACGCTACCTTCCAAGAGTTCCTTGAAGTGCTACCTGCTTCGGTAGGTTCAGCCATACTAGAGCGTATCGGCGCATCAAAGATATTCGGTATAAGTACACCTGTTCAAAGCATTGCTGACGTGCCAAAAGAAATCGTCAAACGTGGCGCTACTGACAGTGTCGTAGAGGGTGTCCAAGAGCCATTAGAATATGCTGCCGAGACTATTGGTACAAACGTAGCATTCGAGCCAGCGGTTGCTGCTGAACGATCTTTGCAAGGTGTTTTAAGTGGTGCAGTTACCGCTACAACTCTTGCGCCTCTGACCATGCCTGGCGAACTCGCGCTAGCTGACGCCAAGAAGACCGATGGTGGTACTCAAGATAATAGTGATGGCACGGCGCCAGAAAACAATACCCCTGCACTAGTATCCCCTAGTGCTGCTGATGGAGAATGGGGCGTTTTCCCAAATGTGGGTGGGTCATACTCAGTGCTAAATCCCGCCACTGGAGGAAATGCAGGTACATTCGACTCTGAACAAGAAGCCGAGTTAGTGTATCAATCTAAGGTTGTAGAAACCCCACCACAGAAACCTGAACCAGTCATACCGGATGCGCCCACCAGTGAAGCACCGGACATCATCGAAGTAGAAGTGGGGCTTAATGCGCAACGCGCAGAGCTTGATAATGACTTGGCCAAGATAATGGCTGATCTGGACAAACCACTAACAGCTAGCATACCCCCTTCAACTGACTTATTGCCGTCACCCCCTACTATCGTAGCTGTACCAAAAGACGAACCTGAAGCAGATCCTCTTGCCATTACTGCTGAAGATATGGCTCAAATAGACGTAGACACTGCCGCTTATGAAGCGAGTATTGCTGCAACAAACACTGAGTTAGCACCCGAATCTCCAGTGTTAGCGCCTGAAACGGTGGAGTTACCACCCGAACAAGTAGTTGCCCCAGTCGTTCCAGTTAAAAAGAAGCTCTTGTCTGAAACAGAAAAGGCAGCGCAACGTAAAGAAATCGATCCTACTAAAGACGATATTCTCATCGCCATAGCTAAGTTGGGCGGCGTTACACGAACTGAAGCTTCAAGTGAAGGTTTTGATACGCCAGACTTTAAGCTTCGTAAAGGCTTTGGCGGTCAGGTTGTCTTTAAGGCAAAAGCAGAAGAAGGTAAGTCGTTTGACGCGATGCGCGAGCTTCTATCCCAGTATGGGTACATCGATGCCGACTCGACTGTTAACGACTTCGCAGACCTTCTA